TTCTAAAATATTCTGTAATCCTTCTACCCTAATTACATCGGTATTGGCTTACTGTACCATCTGTGCCGCAGCAAAGCTAGTAGTATGGAAGTTGTCAATCTGTTTGGTTAGCGGGATTAATACGCTGTCACTATACCATAAATTACGTTGACGTTCATAGATAGGCAATTCAGTACCTTCAAATCTAATTAGTCTGTCTTTATGGATGGGTGTTGCACTGTTTACGAACTGGTAATGATCAGGCATACCAAAGGTAGCACTCATAGGAGTTTGGTCTATTACACCCATAGCTACGATACGAGTACGATCTACAACGTGCATTGATCGTAGACATCCTGGCTTTAGCCTGTTCCAATTGACAGGCTTATCAGTAGCTCTCCCATCATCTATATCTAATATAATAAAGGACGTACCATATAGCCTAGCCCATTTATAAGCTTCACGAAATATCTTGGAGACTTCAAATTCTGAGTCAGCTTCGTTGGCTGCATCTGAATCAAACTTCCTCCACTCTCTAGTTAAATCTTGTGGTACGATCTGGCATACCTTTTGACTTAGCCAATCCTCTCTATAGCGTACAGAGAGGGTGACGTGATCATAGTTATTGCCTGAGTGATCCCACTGGTTAAATGATGCCTTGTCCTTATCACCACCTAAACCAGTAGCCAGATTAGAGAGTCCATCGTAAAGGCTTTTAGGGTTCTTCATCGAGTCGTCTATAGTTATTACAGACTGACTTTTATCAGTTGCCATATGGCCTCCTTTGTTTGTTAGTTGTCGGCTGGCTTTTTACAGCGTCACAAGCATGGGAGCCGTTCCATTATTGCTTGTCAGTGTTATGCACCTAAGCTGACTTAGGCTTCACTACGGGCCTCTTTTGTACACTGACCCACACATACTCTACATCAGCACTTCTGTTGCTTTCGCCTATGGTCATTACTTTAAATCTTTGCGGGGGAGGGAAAGATGCCGACACTAATGCCTCCGCATCTACCCTTTGTACTGATACGTAGTCATCTATAGAGCTACTCACACTTCTCGACATACCAGACCATATCTGCCAGTCTACACCACTCCACCACCACAAAGCCATGCCATGCTCATCTCCTGGGTTTGTGGAAAATTCTAAATATGTGTCTATATTGTATAGCCCGTAGTCAGACAACACTATTTCCCCAGCAACCAGATCTATAGATGAAGAGTCTGCCTCTAGCTCTGTTGGTGCTGTATTTGATGGCCCAAGCGGCACGTCTACCCAAGTATTTGCAGTCAGTGACACAGATCTTGCTGGGTCTAAATCTTCCACGTAAGAAAACTGAGATGAAAGTGACTCCAGCAAATCCCTTACATCTGAGGCTGATATGTCACCCGTACTGTTGTCTGCTAATAAAGACTCAAGTTCTTGGTAGGTTCTTTGTGTCATACGCTAAAGCCCTCCCCAAATGCACTAGAAAATTCTGCTGGGCTTTTTGTGCCAATCATAGTGTATGCACAGCAATTTGCCCTTACCCTGTTTCTGAGTTTCATAATATTTCCTCTACCACTATTCTTACATCTTCTATGGGCGCATAGGCCCACAAAGATTTTCCAGCTACCGCAGGTAGCAGCACCATCTCTAACTCTGCGGCAAAAGAGTTTTCAAAATCTGTTGGTTGGGTTGCTGACCACTGTAGTGACAGTTTTCCCCTTTCTGGCTTACACAATACAACAGACTTTTCTGCCGCAGTGATATTTTGCCATGTTCCACTAACTATTTGCATCGTATCTCCTATAATCTGCTACAATAGTGCAGGTATTAGCTTGATTAGTGCAGACTCACTATCGGTAAGTCCACTGTTATTTGTCTCTATAACAACTGCCCTAGTTGACACTTCTAATCTAAGGAACGCATCAAAACCAGCAGTTTGCTCAAATAAGTCTAGGCCAGAGTCCCTAGGAAATAAATTACCAGATATGGATATCTCACCATCTTCTTCTGGCATCTTAATTACCCACCCTAAGTCATTTCTACAAAAGAAATAGGGCGCTACGCTTTGCCCTGAGC